TTACTAGAACAAGTCAAAGAAGATCTAGTTAAACATGAAGGATATGTAACTGAGATCTATTTAGACACTGAACATCTACCAACATTTGGTATCGGACACTTAGTCACTGAACAAGACATGGAACATGGTTGGCCTGTTGGCACACCAGTCACTGATGAAAGAATACTTCAAGTGTTTCATGATGATGTGGAAGTGGCCTATAGCGATGCCTGTGCAATATTCCTTAACCTAGACTCACAACCTACCAATGTTCAACGTGTTTGCGTCAACATGGCTTTTAATCTAGGTAGAAATCGACTGAGTAAATTTAAAAACATGATTACTGCAGTCAATGAAGGGAATTACTCTAAAGCCGCTGATGAAATGATAGACTCTAAGTGGTATGGTCAGGTAGGAAACCGTAGTAAAGAACTTGTTGAGCTAATGCGTGGCTGAGTTAAACGTTAAACTTTTGCCTTGGCAACAAGAAGTATTTGAAGACGACACACGATTTAAAATTGTAGCGGCAGGGCGGCGTACTGGAAAGTCACGTCTTGCGGCATGGTTATTAATTCTCAATGCACTACAAACTGAGAAGGGACATGTGTTCTATGTAGCACCTACTCAGGGACAGGCTAGAGATATTATGTGGAGTACGCTACTAGAGTTAGCGCATCCTGTAGTTAAAGGATCGCATATTAACAACCTACAGATTACTTTGATTAATGGAGCAACCATATCCTTAAAAGGTGCTGATAGACCAGAGACCATGCGTGGTGTTAGTCTGAAGTTTCTTGTTTTGGATGAATATGCGGATATGAAGCCTAGTGTTTGGGAAACTATTCTTAGACCTGCACTAGCTGACCAGAAAGGCCAAGCTCTCTTTATTGGGACACCAATGGGGCGTAACCATTTTTACGACCTATACCAGTATGGAAGTCTTGGCGATGACCCGACATACAAGGCGTGGCACTTCACGTCTTATGATAACCCGATCCTTGATCCGGAAGAGATTGATGTGGCTAAAAAGTCCATGTCAAGCTATGCCTTCCGTCAGGAATTCATGGCGAGCTTTGAAGCTATTGGCTCTGAAATCTTCAAGGAAGAGTGGGTTACCTTTGATGAGCAAGAGCCGGAGATTGGAGATTACTACATCGCTGTCGACTTGGCAGGATTTTCTGATGTGGGTTCCATTAGTAAAGGGCAAAGTAGTCGACTTGATAGCACTGCTATTAGTGTTGTAAAAGTTAATGAAGAAGGATGGTGGGTTGCAGAAATTGTCTATGGCCGTTGGGATTTAAATAATACGGCTGAAGAAATCTTTGATCTAGTAGAATTCTACAAACCTGTAGCAGTTGGTATTGAACGTGGTATTGCTAAACAGGCTGTGATGTCACCATTGATTGATTTACAAAAAAGAAAACAACGATTCTTCAGGGTAGAAGAACTAACACACGGTAACAAGAAAAAAACTGACCGTATTGTTTGGGCGTTACAAGGACGCTTTGAGAATGGATATATTACTCTTAACAAAGGTGATTGGAACTCTGAGTTCTGTGATCAACTATTCCAGTTTCCTAATCCCCTTGTGCATGATGACTTGATTGATTCACTTGCATATATTGACCAGTTAGCCAAAGTACCTTACCACTATGAGGACTTTGACTTTGATGACTTTGAAATGCTTGACCCGATAGCAGGATACTAAAGATGGATAAACAGTACATTCAACCAACACTTGAAGAATGGGTAATGGACAAATGTGATCAATGGCGTGATCATTATGATTCTAATTACCGGGAAGACCATGAAGAATACTATCGGTTATGGCGTGGTATTTGGTCAGCAGAAGATTCAATGCGTCAGAGTGAACGCTCTAAGCTGATTAGCCCTGCACTGCAACAAGCCGTTGAGTCAAGTGTTGCTGAAGTTGAAGAGGCTACGTTTGGACGTGGGAAGTTCTTTGACATTTCTGATGACATTGCTGATCAGAACAAACAAGATGTACAGTTAATCCGTAATCAATTAAATGAAGACATGCAGTTTACGCAGACACGTAGACAGGTAGCTGAGTGTATCCTCAATGCCGCAGTGTTTGGCACTGGTATGGGTGAACTGGTAATTGAAGAGACTAAAGAGATGCGTCCTGCAACTCAACCTATTATGGATGGTGCTCTTCAGGCAGTAGGTGTAGAAAAGAAAGATCGTTTTGTTGTCAAGCTACGCCCTGTACTACCACAGAACTTTTTAATTGATCCGATTGCAACATCAGTTAATGAAGCACTGGGTGTAGCGATTGATGAGTTTGTACCACTGCATCAGGTTGAGATGGATATTGAGCGTGGATACTATCAAGATGCAGATATCTATATCGCACCACAAGACTTGGATTTAGAACCAGACCAAGAGCTACAGGTATATGCTGAAGACAAAGTGCGTTTAACTAAATACTACGGTTTAGTACCACGTGATTTGTTTGAAGAAGCAGAGACTAACCTGTATGATGAAGTTGTTAATCTGACAGGTAAAGAAGAAGAGTCAGACTACGTTGAGGCTTGCGTAGTCATCGCTAATGGCGGTCAATTGCTTAAGTGTGACCGTAACCCTTACATGATGCAGGATCGTCCTGTGGTGGCTTTCCCGTGGGATATTGTACCAAGTAGATTCTGGGGACGTGGTGTTTGCGAAAAAGGATACAACAGCCAGAAAGCTCTTGACACAGAACTCCGTGCTCGCATTGATGCGCTTGCATTGACTATCCATCCAATGATGGCGATAGATGCGTCACGGTTACCACGTGGGATGAAACCTGAAGTACGTCCGGGTAAGATGTTACTTACAAACGGTAATCCTTCTGAAATCCTACAACCATTTAACTTTGGTAGTCTGGATGCTACATCATTTAATCAAGCGGCAACACTGCAGTCAATGGTGCAACAGGCTACAGGGGCTGTAGATGCGGCAGGCATTGCAGGTTCTATTAATGGTGAAGGAACAGCCGCAGGTATTTCAATGAGCTTAGGTGCAATCATTAAGCGTCATAAACGTACATTGATTAACTTCCAAGAGTTATTCTTGTTACCAATGATTCGCAAGATGGCTTGGCGTTACATGCAATTTAATCCTGAGTTGTATCCTGTACAAGACTTTAAATTTGTACCAACATCATCTTTAGGTATTATTGCACGTGAGTATGAAGTTACACAGCTTGTACAGTTACTACAAACGATGTCAGCAGAATCACCAATGTATCCAATGTTGATTGAGTCAATCATTGAAAACATGAACATCTCTAACCGTGAGGAAATGGTAGCTAAACTGCGTCAAGCAATGCAACCTAATCCACAGGCTCAACAGCTTCAACAAGCCCAGATGCAAGTGCAGATGGCTAAAGAGCAAGCAACAGCGGCGGCACTGCAAGCACAGGCGGCAGAGTCTAATGCACGGTCACAGAAGTACCAAGTTGAAATGGAAATGGAACGCTACAACGCTGAGACAAATCGTATCAAGGCTGTGGCAACTAACCTTGACCAAGGTGACGCAGATGAGAAAGAGTTTGAGAAACGCTTCCGGGCGGCAGAACTTTTACTCAAAGAGCGTGAAATTGCAATTAAAGAGAAAGCATCACAAGGAGTGACAAATGCTAACACAAACAGAAATGCAGAAGATTTTGGATCAGATCAACAATCGATTCGATTACCTGAACAACAAGATAGTGAAATTGGAGAAGGCTTTGGAGCAGAAACCAATCAAAGGGGTCTCTAAGAAAGTTGAAGAAAAGGCTTGACTTTTTAGAAAAAGTATGCTAAAATATTCTACATAATATGAAGCACCGACAGGAGAATGCTTTTGACTTTAGAAGAAGAAAAATATTACGACAATTATTTTGCAACTTTCGCTACTGAAGGTTGGAAACAATTTCTAACTGAAATACAAGAGATACTAGATTCTCATCAAATAGAACATATTAAAGATGAAAAGAATCTTGCTTTTGTACAAGGCGAAAGAGATGCTTTGCATCGGGTTGTCCGATTTGCAACAGGCATCAGAACTAACTACACACTCATTAAAGAACGTGAAGCTGAATCAGATGATTAGGCGTTACGACTTTAAGTGTACAGAATGTTCTCATATTGAGGAACAATGGGTGGACTCTAGTGATGAGTTTGCTACATGTCCGGAATGTGGGAATACAGCACAGCGGATAATCTCAAGTGTATCCTCACAATTCATAGGCACAGGTTGGCCTGATGCAGATGATAAGTGGGCTAGGGATCATGAAAGAGCCGCTAGAAACCGATCTTCATAATGCTACGGCACGGAGAAATAATATGGCAAAATTTGTGGATGACCGACAGGAAGAAATCGAACTGTCAGAAGAAGAACAACTTGAAACTTTAGAAGAGACTTCTATTGAAGAGGAGCAACCTCAAGAAGAGCAAGTTGAAGAGGAACAAGCTGAAGAGCTTCCCGATAAGTACCAAGGCAAATCTATTACAGATATTATTGCAATGCACCAAAATGCAGAGCAACTGCTAGGTAAACAAGGTCAGGAAGTTGGTGAACTCCGTAAGATAGTCGATGACTTTATTAAGTCGCAAACCGTCCAAAAAGAAGAACAAGCCCACACTGCATTAGAAGAAATTGATGATGCGGCTTTCTTTGAGAATCCAAAGGAAACCATTAAGCAGTTACTTGATAATCATCCTTCTATTAAGCAATCACAAGAACTTAATGTTAAACTAAAGCAACAGGAAGCATTAGCCAGACTACAGGCTACGCATCCAGACTTTATGGATATCATTAAAGATTCTAAGTTTGCTGAATGGGTAGGAAAGTCTAAAGTTAGAACTAAACTTCTACAAGAAGCCGACTCTAATTATGACTTTGATTCTGCTGATGAGCTACTTACATTGTGGAAAGAAC